AGGAGTATGTGCGATGCGAATTCTGGACCACGCCGAGATGTGGACCGTTGCGTTATGCGGATTAATAAATCTCGCGTTACTTGCCTACCTTTGGGGGACGGACAGAAAATCAGGGGTCAAAGAGCTAACGATATTATCTCTGACGAGTTTGCTTCCATACCTCGTGATATTTTTGAAACCGTTGTGGCAGGTTTTGCTGCGGTAAGCTCCGACCCAATTGAAAACGTCAAAAAGATCGCAGCAAAAAAGAAGGCCGCAGAACTAGGCATTGAAATAGAAGAAGAAAACGAAAACGTATTAGAGAAGAAAAACAACCAGATCATATTATCGGGTACTGCCTATTACGACTTCAACCATTTTGCTGAGTATTGGAAAAAATGGAAATCCATAATCAAAAGTCAAGGTAAGGAAAATAGACTTAGGGAGATATTTGGAGAAGATCCACCAAAGGACTTCAACTGGAAGGACTACTCAATCATCAGAGTCCCTTACGAGCTTTTACCAGAAGGCTTCATGGACGCCTCACAGGTCGCTAGATCGAAGGCGACGGTTCATGCTGGAATATATCAGATGGAGTTTGGAGCGTGCTTTACACGCGATTCTCAGGGCTTCTTTAAGCGTACCTTGATAGAGAGCTGTGTCACCAGCGACGACGGCAAGATAAAAGACTCTAACGGAAAAGAAATATGTTTTCAAGCTCAACTTAGAGGCGATAAAGACAAAAGATATATCTTTGGTGTTGACCCAGCTTCCGAAGTAGATAACTTTAGCATTGTTGTAATTGAAGTAAACTCTGATCATAGACGTATAGTCCATTGTTGGACCACAAATAGAGAGCAGCACAAAGAGAAGGTTAAAAGCGGTTACTCTAAAGAGAGCGATTTTTACGCCTATTGCGCTAGGAAAATCAGAGACTTAATGAGGATCTTTCCCTGTGTTCACATTGCGATGGATGCTGGCGGCGGAGGTATTGCAGTTATGGAATCCCTACACGATAACGATAAAATACAAGAGGGTGAACTTCCAATATGGCCAGTAATAGATGAAGACAAAGCAAAAGACACTGATGATCATAGAGGTTTGCATATCCTTGAAATGTGTCAGTTTTCAAAGTATGACTGGTTAGCTGAAGCGAATCATGGTTTAAGAAAAGACCTTGAAGACAAGGCGTTGCTTTTTCCAATGTTTGACACCATAAGTTTAGGTATTGCAAATGCTGAAGACGGCCTAAAAGGTCGAACTTACGACACCCTCGAACAATGTGTTATGGAAATAGAAGACCTAAAAGACGAGCTTACCATGATACAGATCACACGGACGGCTACAGGAAGAGATAAGTGGGATACTCCGGAGACGGTTATTGGCACAGGAAAGAAGGGCAAACTAAGAAAAGACCGCTACTCTTCTTTGCTGATGGCTAATATGGCGGCTAGGACGCTCTCCAGAATACCTCCTCCAGCAGAATACAATTTTTATGGAGGGTTTGCTACAGTTGAAAAAACCGATGCTAATGGGGAAGACTACTCTGGCCCCAACTGGTTTACGGATAACATGAAAAATCTGTACTGATTGTGTATAATACAATAGCAATTATATTACAATCAAATTACTTTCTAGGGTGAACCCAAACATGTCACAAGAAGACTCTTTTATAACGTGGAACGACTCTGACCACACAAGCAAAGCTAAGGCTTTTGACTCATTTTCTGATTCAATGGAGTCTTATGAAGGTATCTCTAAAGGATATCACAGAGATTTTCTAGACATTGAACCTAACAGGTCCGTTCGACCTCAGTTTGGAAGAAACGACTACAATGCGTTCAGACCAAACGAAGCAACACCAAGAAAGCAAAAGCGAGCAATCAAGCTTTGCATGGATGCTTACGAGAAGGTGGGAATAGTAAGAAATGTAATTGACCTCATGGGAGACTTTGGTTGCCAAGGAATAAATATTGTCCACGAAAATAAGAGTGTTGAAAAATTCTTCAAGCAATGGTTTAAAAAGGTAGACGGCAAAGAGCGCTCTGAAAGATTCCTAAACAACCTGTACAAAACTGGGCAAGTTTTCGTCTACAGAAGCTATGCAAATATAACCCCAGAGATCAAGAAATATATGAGGTCGATGGCGAACGACATCAGATTAGAACTTCCTGTAACTTTAGAGAATGTTGTTCCTTGGAGATACAACTTCTTTAACCCCCTCAATCTTGATATGAAGAATGGGTCTATCAATCTATTTCTTGGTAGAAAAAATTACGAGCTGTCTACAAATACGTTTTTTGATAACTTTAAAGACGGCTCTGTTCCAGCAAAAATCATGGAGACCCTTCCTCCAAATGTCAAAAATGCAATTAAGTCTGGACAAAGGAAAATAGAGCTAGATCCAGACAGGCTAAGTGTTCACTATTACAAAAAAGATGATTGGCAGCAGTGGGCGTACCCACTTACCTATGCGATCTTAGACGATATCATCATGCTTGAGAAAATGAAGTTAGCCGATCTTTCCGCTTTAGATGGGGCTATTTCTAATATCAGACTCTGGACTGTCGGTAGCTTAGATCATAAAATACTCCCCAATAAGGCGGTTATAAACAAACTTAGAAACATCCTCGCTAGTAATGTTGGCGGAGGAACGATGGAACTCGTTTGGGGTCCAGAGCTTTCTTATACAGAGTCTAACAGTCAGGTGTACAAGTTCTTAGGCTCAGAAAAATATCAGTCTGTTTTGAATAGCATTTACGCTGGTCTTGGTGTTCCTCCCACGTTAACAGGAATCGCTGGCCAAAGCGGAGGATTTACAAATAACTTTATATCACTAAAAACACTGGTCGAAAGATTACAGTATGGTAGGGACCAACTCACAAAGTTTTGGGAAAAAGAGATTGAGTTTGTAAGAAAGTCTATGGGCTTTAGGAAGTCAGCACATGTGGTTTATGACCAGATGAGTTTATCCGATGAATCTTCTGAGAAACAGCTATTAATCCAGCTCGCAGACAGAGATATTATTAGCCACGAAACAGTATTAGAAAGATTTAAAGAGATACCCGTCGTAGAGAAGGTTAGATTAAGCAGAGAGGGAGGAGACAGAGAAGCCGAGAAGATTCCTCCAAAAGCAAGCCCATTTCATAATGCAAATCAAAAACTTGACATCGAGAAGATGGAAAAACAAACTGAGTTAAATGAAAAGCAGAAAGAGAAAGAAGCGACTAAGCCTCAACAGCAAATGACAAACGAAGAAGGTCGTCCACTATTCAAAATGGATGAGGAGCCTAGAAAGCAACGGGTTGACACGCCAAAGTCGAAACCCGGAGTTGCAGAGCTTTTTGTTTGGGCTACTGGCGCCCTCGAAAAGGTCAGCATCCTATCTCAAGGATACATACAATCTAAAGGAAAGACGGACATGAGACAGCTAACCAGAGATGAATCCCAAGAGCTAGAAAATCTAAAACTATATGCCTTCCTAAATCTTGATCCCCTCTCTAAGATCACTCCGACATCTATATACAAAGCCATATCCTCAAAGACTAGCCCTCTGTTCTCAGAGTTTAGCGAAATCAGGGGCAAATCGTCCAATCTTCAAGACTACAAAAATCATGTCTTAGCTAAGTACGTGGAGCATATTTCACGTTAAAATACATGTTTTGACATTTTTTTTATTTTTTTGTGTATAATCTTCTGAGGTAAAATTATGACGATAAAAATATTTCAAAAAGAAATTGAAGACGGCGTTGGCGAGCTTGTTAAAAGCACCGCTAGCGTTGCTTATTGCTCCCAAGCTACAGTTAACACAGCGACTAAAGATGCAGTGATAGACAGCATCTCTGATCGTGAAGTTTTAGACAAGGTTTTAGCTGAAAATAAAGACCAAATAGATTTATACTACCTCGAATCTGTGTTGGTTTCTTGTGGCTGGAACAAAAACGACGACGTGTTTATGCCGGAGGATACTTGGGCAGCTAGAAACACTCCAGAGGACAAGCAATTCAACTTTATGCACGATGAAAATGATATTATCGGGCATATTACCGGAAGTTATATTCTCACTAAAGACGGTAAGGCTGTCGCAGAAGATGAAGCGGAAATGCCAGAAGACTTTGATATCATAACTCAGGCTGTTTTATACAACAGTTGGACCGGTGCTGAAAATCAAGAGAGAATGAAAAAAATTATTGCTGAGATCGAAGAAGGCAAATGGTACGTTTCTATGGAATGTCTGTTTGCCGGTTTTGATTATGCTCTAATTGGGGAAGAAGGAAGCGCCAAAGTTCTTGCTAGAAATGAAGAGTCCGCTTTTCTGACCAAGCACCTAAGAGCTTATGGCGGAACAGGTGAATACCAAGGGTATAAAGTCGGTAGAGCATTAAAAAATATATCTTTTTCAGGTAAAGGTTTAGTTGCTAAACCCGCCAACCCTAGAAGTATAATTATTAAATCTGTCGCATTTGAGGTAGATCAAAATTCTAATTTTAACATAGGAGAATTAACTATGGCTGAAAACCTTTTAGAGAAGCAGTTGGACGATGTTCGTGCTGAACTTGCTTCCGCAAAGGCAGAAAACGAAGCGATCAAAGCCAAGATTGAAGAAGCTAAAGACAAAGAATTTGCTTCTCAGGTCGAGGCGTTTGAAAACGCAATCGAAGAAAAAGATTCTAGCATTGCAGAACTCGAAGAAAGCATCAAGAGCACTCAGGCTCGCGTTGCAGAACTCGAAGATGCACTTGCTCAGTCTCAAGAACAGCTTTCCGTCGCTATGAAAGAAATGGAAGAGCAAAAGAAGAAAGCTCAAATGGAAAAGAGAAAGGCTGCTCTTGCTGAAGCGGGCCTTAATGAGGAAGAAATCGAAGATTCTCTAGCGAACTTCGACGCATTGGCTGATGAAGCTTTTGATTCTGTTATCGCACTTATGAAAAAGAAAGCAGATATGCACGGCGACAAGAAAAAGAAAGACGATGAAGCCGAAGCTGCGATGCCTCCTGAATTGAAGGAAGCAATCGAGAAGAAAAAGAAAGAGAAGGAAGCAAAAGCTGATGAAGAAGAAGCTGAAGCTGAAATCTACGAAGAAGACTTCAAGGAAGTTGAAACTTCTGAAGCTACTCTGGTAGAAACCGAAGTAGAAGATGAAATGGAAACTACCAGAGCTAGCGTAGCTAACTGGTTAGAGAATCACGTACTTAACAAGTAATTTAACAGGAGATTTAAATCATGGCTCTTAAAGCAGATAGATATGAAGAATCAACTGACATCAGCTTCTTCTACGACGCCGGTGAAGCTACTCGTGGTGGTGTTGTAGTTTTAGATGATCAAGGTTTGGCTTCAGGTGCAGCACTCGATCAAGGTGAAAATCTTGTCAAGTATAAAGCTGCCACGAAAAATGACGTTCCAGTTGGTATCCTCCTTAATGACGTTGTCAACAAGGACTTGACTAGAACCCATTTGAACCAATATAAAGACGAAGTTCAGAAGGGTGGTAAAGTTACCGTTTTGACTCGTGGCTGGGTTATTACCAATAACATCCTCGGCACACCAAAAGCAGGTGAAAAAGCTTACGCTGTTGGTGAAGGTGTTGGTGCTGCAACCGCAGGCTCAATTTGTAATGCTACGTCATTCCCAGCAGCTTCTGGTGCGCTTTGCATCGGTCGCTTCATGTCTCGTGCAGACGCAGATGGGTATGCCAAAGTTTATGTCAACCTTCCTCATAACGCGTAATTAATCGCCCAATAAAAGGAGATAATAATATGTCACTTACAGAAAGACCTAGCGATGAATTTATCTCATTGCTTAAGAAATCGGGCGATAGCGATCAAAATGTCGCTTACGCTGCCCAGAGAGAGTTTGCTAAAGCTCTTGAACTTCCTTTGCGTAAGGGTGTTCTCGTTGGCAACATTCTCGGGAATATTTTTGAGACTATCAATGTCGAACCGGGAGCCTCTACTGAGTATCCACTCGATTTGATTTCTCCGGGACTTGAAGGTGAGCATGTTGCTTACACTAATCCCGGTCACGGTCGCGTCCCCGAACGTGCAATCGAGAGCGACTACGTGATGATTCCAACATATAGCATCACTAGCAGCATCGACTACTTGCTTCGCTATGCTAGAGAAGCCCGTTGGGACATTGTTGGCCGTGCTATGCAGGTGCTGGAAGCCGGATTTGTCAAGAAGATGAATGACGACGGATGGCACACTATTCTTGCTGCTGGTGTTGATCGTAACATTTTGGTTTACGATGGTGACGCCACAGCAGGTATGTTCAGCAAGCGATTAGTATCTTTGATGCAGACTGTTATGCGCAGAAATGCTGGCGGTAACACTGGTTCTGCTAATCGCGGTCGTCTGACTGACCTTTACGTTTCCCCAGAAGCTCTGGAAGATGTTCGTAACTGGGGTCTTGATCAGATCGACGAAGTAACTCGTAGAGAAATCTACACCGCAGCAGAAGGTGGTGCTCCAATCACCCGTATCTACGGTGTTAATCTCCACGATCTCGATGAGCTTGGAGAAGGCCAAGAATACCAGACGTTCTTCACTGACGGTCTTGGCGGTTCTGTTCAGGGTAATGACCTTGAATTGGTAGTTGGTATTGATCAGGGAGCTAACGATAGCTTCATCATGCCAATGAAGCAGAATGTAGAGGTCTTTGAAGATCCTACTCTCCACCGTCAGCAGAGAGCTGGCTACTACGGGTTCGCTGAACTTGGGTTTGGTGTACTTGATAATAGACGAGTCATTCTTGGCTCATTCTAATATCTAAGTCCATTAGTAACCACAAGAAGAGTCACTGCCATATTTTTGGTAGTGGCTCTTTTTTGTGTATAATACTATGTAATCGCAATCTTATTTAGGACTTTACTAGGAGTTTTATTATGGCAGCTTTATCAGATTATTTAGAATCTGGCCTACTACACCACTTATTTAGGAATGGTTCGTTCCCAAAACCAACCAATATAGCAATAGCGTTGTGCAGTGGTGTTCCAAGCGACTCAAATACAGGCGTTTCACACTACCAAGCGGGTGGTGCTTATGACGCTACATACCTACCAGAATTGCCTTCAGGCGATGCAAATGGTAACTTAACAGGATATGCCAGAATAAGTTTAGGTAATCCATCCTCTGAGGGTGACGGAACTTGGACTTATAGTATAGATGATCACAACGCTGGCAGCGGACTGATTAAAAACACAGATTCATTAACGTTTGATGTTGGTGACGCCTCCGCAGCCTTAGTTGACTGGGGATGGGTTTCCGGCATAGCAATTGTAGACTCTGGAGAATACGGAACAGGAAATCTATTAATGCACGCCGCTTTAGATAACCCAAGAGTAATATACGCTGGCGATACTGTAAAATTTGACATATCAACATTGCAAATAAGCTTTAAATAAATATACAAAGGTTTGTTAAATGATTCTAACCAAGTCAGACTACCTAGCTAAAATAAACGGTCTGTTACCAGACAATTCAACTCAGCAGATTTCCCCCGAAGACCTCAGAGAAAGCCTTACTGATTTAGTTGATTCTGTACATCTTTTTTTAGATGGCAAAGAGATAAACACTGCAAATTTCTCTTCGCCAGATTACAGGACAACATTAGGTGGAGACTTAGCGTTAGAAAAAATAAACTTAGTAAATAGACTCAGCATTGATAACACTGCTTTTGGTTATTATGCTCTGGGCGCTAATTATGTAAGTAGCGGAAATACTGCCCTAGGGTCTTATGCTCTTGGCTGCAACCTAGATGGGACTCACAATGTTGCCGTTGGACTAAATGCTCTTGGTGGCAACGTAAAGGGGTCTGGAAATGTTGGTATAGGTAACTTCTCCTTATTAACGAATAAGCATGGTAGCTACAACATAGCTATAGGTCATGGAGCTGGTCATTATGCACACTCTGGCATAAACAGCGACACAAATAGCTTTCAATTCTTTCTAGGTGCATATCCCGGCTTTGAGCAGGATCATACTTGTGATATTGTCGATAGCTCGGGAGCAAGACCTCTTCTTTATGGAAAGCTTGACGACTTATTACTTGGGGTAGCGGTTCCCTCCACCCACAACGACGGGGGAACACTACAGGTTTCTGGAGACATAACTCCTTTTACCAGCGGAGAAAGCAACCTAGGAACTTCCAAGTATGCTTTTAACTCTGTTAATGAAGTCGTATATTTCTCCGGAGGAAAAGTAGGCTTAAACACTGACGCGCCTTCTGGCGATTACGGGGTTATGACATCTAAAGGACATATAGTCCCTCATGAAGACGCTAAATGGTCTTTAGGTAATAAGGTCTTAAGATGGGACGGATGGTTCAACGACTTAGTTGTTAGTGGTCAACTTCACGCAAACGATGTTAACTACAATCATATCAATGAGTGTTTGTACGATTGCAAAACACTACATCTTGCAACTAGTGGGTTTTGTGATCCAGACGACATGGGCTTTCACAATGATACCCTGTGTGGATATCTTAGTGATGAGGGTATTGACGGAGGAGGTTTTGAGATACACTCAAGTGGCTCAGACTACCAAAGAAACTACAG